TGGAGATTGGTGCTGCTTCTAATGAAAGCACAACTATAGCTTTAATGAAAGCAATTGAAGGCGCAGTTTTACAGCTTATAAAAATAGGGTACACTAGAGGGTATTGGAAATATGAATAAATTATTAAACATACTTTTATTTTTGTCGTTATCTGTTGTAGCGGATAATGAAATTTATGTAGATCAATCTGGTAATTCAGCAAATATTGATCTTGAACAACTTGGTTCTTCCAACTTAATTGGTGGCACTTCTGCTGTATCAGGCACGATGACTGCTTTAGATTTGGATGGAGTGTCAATGACACTTGACATCAATCAAATAGGAAGTTCAAACATTTTTAGATCAGATGCTATTGATGGTGATAACTTTACTGGATTTTTTGAGTTTGATGGTGATTCAAATATTATGGATATACTTATGAATAGCACAGGTCTTATAAGTGCTGATTATGTAAATCTAAATATTGATGTTACAGGTTCAAGTAATGAATTTGATATAGCAATAGCAGAAAATGCTGACTCATCTTATCTTGATTTAGATTGGATTATTTTAGGTGATAGCAATGTTCTTGATTTTGATATTGATTATGAGAACGCTATTAATTATCTTGATATCAACGGAAGTTCCAACGCAATAGATTTTACAGCTAGTGGGTATTCAGGAACAACATCTGCTGATTCTGGATATTTTTACTTAGACTTAGACGGAAGTTCAAATGATATTGATATTACGCAATCATCTACACTTGCAAGGGATTATCTCAAACTTATTACGAATACTTCTAATTCTACTATTTGTATTCAGCAAAACGACCAAGGTACTAGCACAGGATGCTAATATTGGAGATATCTCTGAGCTAAGAGGTAACGCAAAAATAGTAAGGGATGAACCCTTAGATGCTGTTGTAGATTTTGATATACAAAGCAATGATGAGGCCATAACATCTAATGGACGTATGGCTATTACCTTTCTTGATGATTCTATTGTAAAGCTTACAGAACATAGTCAGTTGCTCATAAATGATTACGTCTATAATACTAATCCTGCAAAATCTAAAATGGCTCTTACCTTTGCTCTTGGCACAACTAGGTTTATATCTGGCAATATAAATAAACTTAACAAACAAAACATATCGCTAAAAACACCAACAGCAAATATTGCTATTAGAGGAACAGACTTTACAGCTACAGTTAATGAGCTTGGTGAGAGTCTTATTATTCTCCTACCAGATCAATATGGCTTGTCTAGTGGAGAAATAGAGGTAATTACAGCTACAGGAAGTGTCATACTTAATAAACCTTTCGAAGCTACTACGGTTTCTGTATTTGAAAACGCACCAAGCAAGCCTGTGATCTTAGACTTATCTTTAGATCTTATAGATAATATTCTTATAGTTTCGCCACCAGAAAAGAAGGTTGTAGAGCAAGAGGAGATTAAAACACAAAATAAAAGTATTTTAGATTTTAATGATCTAGATATTGATTATTTAGAAGAAGATTTTTTAGACAATGAGGGTGATTTAGAATTTACCGAGTTAGACATAAATTATCTTGATGTTAATTTTTTAGAAGATTTGCTAGATATGCTTGATGAATTAGAGATAACAGAAGAGCAAGATCAGTTGCAAGCTGATGTTAGTTCAGTTGCTTTGTCAGGTACTAATTTTGGTCAAGATTTAGATACACAAATAACAACATTTATTACTGGTGAAAAACTAACAATCTTAAGAAGCGTAAACAGCACAGCAAGAGTAGATATAGACTCTGGTGATAGTTATACAGTTATAATCATACAGGATGGCGTATCAAGGACTATAAAAATTAACGGTGGCAGCAGTAGTGTTATAAGAATAAAACAAGAAAACTAAAATGAAAAAACTAATTTTCTTAATTTTACCAATGCTTGCAATACCTTTAGTTTTTCAATGGACTTTTGTTAAGGTAATAAAGCTTAGAACTTTTGATGCTTTTGTAAAAGAATATGAAGAATCTGGTTTTTTTACAATTCTTAATATTACAGAGGATGATGTAGCAAGAGAGGGTGGCTACCCACTACCAAGACAAAGGCTTGCAGAGATACATATAGAGCTTTTACAAAGAGGAGCTTTAGGTGTTGGGTGGGTGCTTGCCTTTCCGCAAGCAGATAGACTAGGTGGTGATGCAGCTTTTGCTGAAGCTCTTTGTTATGGTGGTTCTGTGCTGGCAATGTTTGAAGATGGTAGCAGTAATTATCCTGCAACATCTGGCACAGTAATACTTGGCAATAATGCGGTTTCAGGAATACCATCAACAGGTGTAGTGCAAAATATAGATGCACTTGCAGATTGCGCAAATCAAGGAATAGCAGTAGCACCAACAGAAGTTGATAACTTGGTAAGAAGGATACCTCTCATGTTACAAACACCAGATGGTTTTGTTTCTGCGTATGGAACTGAGGTAATGAAAGTTTTAGCTGGCAATAGTTCATACATTATAAAAACAAGTAATCTTGGTATAGAAGAAATTACTGTACAAGGTTTAGCTCCTGTAAAAACAGATAGTCTTGGACGTAAATGGATAACTTGGGTTGATACGCAACAAACAACTTTGCAAGAAATGGATGTTGAGGGTAGATATGTTTTTGTCGGTTTTACTGCTGCTGGCATAATGCCTCAAATAGCAGTACCAAACAATCTACTTGAGCCGCACAAAATACAAGCCGCATTAGCAGAATCTATATTAATATCTGATTCGCCAAGCATACCTGATTGGAGTTTTGGCTTAGAAATAGCTATTTTTACAATTTTTGTCGCTTTGTCGTGGCTTGTACTAACTTCTTTTGGGTTTGCATGGGGTTTAGGTATATGTAGTTTTTTAATGCTTTGTGTGGCTTCTGGTGGCTACATAATGATTCAAAAAGGTCTTTTAATAGACGTAACCTGGACTTTAATATCACAATTTATAACAAGTGCTACAGCTTTCTATTTACGCTTTAGAGAACAATACAAACTTAGACAACAAATCAAGAAACAGTTTGAGCATTACCTTGATCCAAGACAGGTTAAACAATTACAAGAAAGTCCTGAATTGCTAAAACTTGGCGGTGAGAGAAAATATTGCACCTTTTTATTTACTGATGTGCGTGGCTTTACATCTTTATCAGAAAGACTTGAGCCAGAACAAGTTACAAACATTATGAACCAAGCTTTGACAATACAAGCAAATGCAGTTAAAGAGTATGGTGGCATGGTTGATAAGTATATAGGTGATGCTATGATGGCTATATTTAATGCACCTATAGATTTGCCTGAACATGAGAATAAAGCCATAGCAGCAGCATTGAAAATACAGGAAGATATGGTGCAAGCCGATCTAGGCATAGAGATAGGTATAGGCATAAACTCAGGAGCAGCAATAATAGGTAATATGGGAAGCGACACACGCTTTGATTATAGTGCAATAGGTGATGCTGTAAACACAGCAGCAAGGTTTGAAAGTGCTACTAAGGATGTAGGCGCAGATTTAGTAATTGGTCATAATACTAAAAAAAATACCAAATATAGGTTAAAATCTCTAAAGCCTATTAAAGTTAAAGGCAAAAGTAATAAATTAAAGATATATACCTATGAAAGCAATACTTAAAAATATAGTTGGCGCAGTAGCACCGACACTTGGAACAGCGCTTGGTACTCCTATGGGTGGTATGGCAGCAAATCTTATAGCTAAGACTCTTGGTGTTTCTAATGATCAAAAATCAATTCAACAAGCATTACAAAATGCAACGCCAGAACAAATGCTTGAACTTAAGAAAGTAGAGCAACAGTTTGAGACACAAATGAAAGAGTTAGACGTTGATATATTTAAATTAGAAACGCAAGACAAACAACATGCAAGAAGCATGTTTAGCAAAGACTGGACAGCAAGAATCATTGGGTTATTCACTATAGGTGGTTTTTTAGGTTATATATTTTTAGTGACCTTACAACCACCAGAGCAAAATAGTGAAGCTTTAATAAACTTAGTTCTAGGATATTTAGGTGGATTAGCTAGTGCAATCATATCTTTTTATTTTGGAGCATCACATAATAAAGAGGATTAATATGAAATGGTTTGGTAATATGTTGGCAAAAATGGGTTTAGTAGAATCAGAGCAAGTCAGAACTAGGGACAAAAAGGGCAGATATATAGCAGACGATCCGACTACTGCAAAAAACGAAGCGTATAAAACTGTCAAGAAAAGAAAGAAGAAGTAATGTATGAGTATAAATGCACGCTTCGGTCTGTCACCGATGGCGACACCATACGCCTAGAAACTATTGATCTAGGTTTTTCTGTTTTTCTGTATAACAAGGTAGTCAGAATTGCTGGTATAGACACGCCAGAATCACGCATTAACACAAAAAGATACCCACATAGAGCAAAAGAAAAAGAACTTGGCTTGTTAGCAAAAGCTAAGTTAAAAGAGTGGCTTGTAGGTGAAATAACTATAAAATCCTACGGTGTTGATAAGTATGGTAGGATTTTAGGCGATGTGTGTTGTGAAAAAGGCGATATTGGTGATTTGCTCAGAAAAGAAAATCTTGCAGTTGATTATGACGGTGGCACAAAAACTAAAGTTTGGGGAGAATGAAATGCAAATATCAGAGGAAGGCAAACAATTAATTAAGAAGTTTGAAGGGTGTAGGTTAGAGGCCTATAAGTGTAGTGCTGGTAAATGGACAATAGCTTATGGCAGAACTACTAATGTCAAGGAGGGCGATACTTGCACGCAAAAGCAAGCTGAAGCCTGGCTAGAGGAAGAACTAATAGTATATGGTGCTTATGTCAATAGTGCTGTAACAGTACCGTTAGAACAAAATGAGTTTGATGCCTTAGTAGCCTGGACATATAATTTAGGTTCTACCAATCTAAATACTTCTACAATGCTAAAAGTCCTTAATGAAAATCAAAAAGAAGATGTACCGCATCAAATGCGTAAATGGAATAAAGCTAGAGTTAATGGCGAAAAAGTAGTTTTAGAAGGCCTGGTACGTAGAAGAGAAGCCGAAGCTTTGCTATTTGAAGGCAAAGAGTGGCACGAAGTCTAAAAGAATAATTACAAATATATTGACATATTTATATATATGTATATATGATTAGTCATGTTTTACAAAAAAAGGAGTAGCAAAACATGAAGATGAAAAAAATGTATTGGGTTATGCAAGAACCTTTTGATAGGCAAAATGCACATCAAAGAGATTTTGTAAGGATTATAAAAACTGATAGTTGGGAAGAAGCAAAAGACAAATGTCTTAGAGAATTAAAATCTAAGAAAAGAACATTTATGAAAGAGGTAGATGTATGGTTGGAAAACTAACTAGAGACGATATACCAACTGCATCTATATCACCTTACTTATTCAATGAGTATAAGTATGGCTCTAGGAATGAAGCACTTAAAAGGTGTATAGATGCAAAGCATGGCAAGCCTACAAGGTTTGAGCAGACCAACATACAGAGAACAGGTGATGTGCTAGAGCCTGTTCTCATTACTGAAGCTTGCGAAAGGTTGGGTATGACAGATATACAAACTAATATTGATAATGTTTCTAAGCATGACTTTTTATTATTTGAAGCATCATTAGATGGTATGGCGCATGCAGACAACTTAGTTATAAAAGAGGATCGAAGCAGAGGTATCTATCTTCCAGAAGCAACAGAGGTAAAGCTAGATGGACAAGGCGTAGTTGAGTGCAAATGCACTAGAGACTATGCAGAAGATACACCTGCTTTGTGGCGTGGTGTGTTACAGATGCAAGCACAAATGGAATGTGCAGGTGTTGATTGGGGTTTACTTGTTGTGCTATATCAATCTACAGATTTACGCATGTTTGTTTATAAGAGAGATCCTAGTTTTGCCGTAAGACTTAAAAGGGCGGTAGAAGATTGGAATAGGCGAGTGCAAGAAGAGGACTATTTTCCGTTTGAGATACTTGATGAAAGCAGAAATGATGGGGTGCTAGTGCATCCAGAGGCCACAGAAGAAGAGGTGATTGATTTGGATATGTTATGTGAGGATCATGCTAGACAGATTATGTTATCTGATGTAGCTATCAAGAACGCCAAAGAAAACAAGCAACGTGCTACAGCAGCTTTGATGGAAGCTATGGGTAATCATAGCAAGGCAAAAGCAGGTGATTTTGCTATCAATTGGGGTATGACACATTTTAAGGCAAAAGAAGAAAAGGTAGTACCAGCAAAAGAAGCCTATAGTGTAAGAAGAAAGACTTTAAGTATTAAGAGGGTATCAGAATAAATGAGAGTATTAAGTCTTTTTGATGGTATGAGTTGTGGGCGTATTGCCCTAGATCAGCTTGGTATTCCTGTAGAGAAGTATTATGCAAGTGAGATTGACAAATACGCTATGCAAGTTAGTGCAGCAAATTATCCAGATATAGAACAAGTTGGCGATGTATGCAATCTAAATCCACAGGATTACATGGATGTAGACCTTATGCTCGGTGGCTCACCGTGTCAGGGATTTTCATTTGCGGGTAAGCAGCTTGCTTTTGATGATCCTAGATCTGCATTGTTTTTTGAGTTCATACGCTTACTAAAAGCCATCAAGCCAAAGTATTTCCTATTAGAAAACGTGAGAATGAAAAAAGAATATTTACAGGTTATATCAGAGCAAGTATCAGCATGTTATCCAGAGATACCGTTTGGTATAGAGCCTATCTTCATAAACAGTTCGCTTGTCTCTGCACAGTCAAGGCAAAGATACTATTGGACTAACATACCTGGTATCAAGCAACCAGAGGATAGAGGTATAGTATTAAGGGATATATTGGAAACTGAGCCAGATAACTTTACCAAGATGTCAGATAAGTTTATCAAAAGGAATGGTGATAGAAACTGCATGATTGACCAAAACAAAGAAAAGGCTAGTAATTTATCGGCTATGGAATATGTCAAAAATGGTAGGCAGGGTAATTATCTGGCCTGTGACGATAATGGCAAGCCAGCCGATAAGCCAAAACAAGTTGGTATTGCAGTAGATATTAAAGGACACGATCAAAGAAAAAGAGTCTATAGTTCAGATGGTAAGTCGCCTACAGTAACAACTTGTGGTGGTGGTAATACAGAGCCAAAGGTTGTTA